CGTTTCGCCGTTTGTTGCGCGGAACTTGCTTTCATCCCGGATGAAAATCCAGGAGTTGAATGACGCAATGTACCATCTGTTCATTATGTCTTCCCGACATGGCGGACTGTCCTGTGATGATTTGACTTCCACTCCGCTCAATCCTTGTATTGTGGCTGCTTCGGAAATCGTCAATCGCTTCAAGGCCAAGTCCAAGGTACAGATTGTCAATACGGTATTCATTACTGATGGTGATTCCGATCCTATGTCTGGTCAGATTAACGGTGTGCCTTACGGCTACAAGCCGCGTAAGATTATCATTCAGGACGATATCACCAAGAAGACTTATGACCTTCCGGCTGTAAAGTATTCTAGTCATGCGTTTCGGAATGATAACATCACTCCTGTCCTTCTTAAGATCCTGAAGGATCGGACTGACTGTAATCTGATCGGCTTCTTCATTAACTCCAACGGCTTCAAGCGTGTTTATGACCGCTACCATGGTTACGGAAATGCTGCCCATCGGGCTAAGTCTGCCACTTGCTGGAAAGACAACGGCTTCTTCGGTGTGACTTCCGCTGGTTATGATGAATACTATATCATTAACACCTTGACCTTCAACGTTTCCAGTGGAAATCTTAAGGTTGCTGCTGATATCACCAAGCGAGGTCTTACTTCCGCGTTTATCAAGTATTCGGAAAAGAAGTCTATTTCCCGTGTTCTACTCACTCAGGTTGTCAAGCGAATTGCCGCTTGACAATCACCTCTACCTAGTCTATAATATACACATAATCCAAACACACACAAAGGAAAATACCTAATGGCTAAGCGCCCCGTTGATAAGACCCCGTTCCTCGCCGCTGTTGCTAAGGAACTTGGTAAGGTCAATACGATTTCCCGAGCGGAAGTCGTTCACATTATGAAGAAGTACAAGCTGAAGGATCCGCTTTGGCTGACCAAGAATGACGCCGTGCGCGTCGGTCGTGGAATGTATTCGCTTACCGATGTTCCTGTTGCGGCTGTAAAGTTTTCCAAGACGGCTGATATCGCTTCAAGCGTTCCCGTTGTTGCGATGGACGAGGTGGCTAACGCCTCCGAAATGCAGATGGCCGCTGCTGCGGTTGTTCCGCTTCACGCGGTAGAGAATCGTGGTATTGATCTGGTGCCGACTAAGGCGTCTGGTTATGTTCCCTTCGGTCACTTCCCGGACGTTCGAATGATTGTCAAGTCTCGTAAGTTTTATCCGACTTACATCACCGGTCTGTCTGGTAACGGTAAGACCATGATGATTGAGCAGATTTGCGCTCAGGAAGGTCGTGAGCTTGTTCGCGCCAACATCACCAAGGAAACGGACGAGGACGATCTCATCGGTGGTTTCCGTCTCTCGGACGGTAAGACTGTCTGGCAGAACGGCCCTGTTATCGTGGCCATGGAACGTGGTGCTATCCTGCTTCTGGACGAGGTTGACCTTGGTGACGCCAAGCTCATGTGTCTCCAGCCGATCCTCGAGGGTAAGCCCGTTTACCTGAAGAAGATCAACCGTGTGATCACTCCGGCTCCTGGCTTCAACATTCTGGCCACTGCTAACACCAAGGGTAAGGGTTCGGACGATGGTCGCTTCATCGGCACCAATGTGATGAACGAAGCCTTCCTTGAGCGTTTCAGCATCACCTTTGAGCAGGAATATCCCTCGACCAAGACTGAGGCCAAGATCCTCAACAATGTCCTGAAGACCTCTGGCATTGAGGACAAGGACTTTGCTGACAAGTTGGTCAACTGGGCTGACATGATCCGTAAGGCGTTCTACGATGGTGCGGTCTCCGATATCATCTCCACTCGCCGACTGGTTCATATCTGCGAAGCCTACGCCATCTTCGGTCAGGATCGTGAGAAGGCAATCAAACTCTGTCTCAATCGCTTTGATGTGGATACCAAGACTGGCTTCTTTGATCTCTACGCCAAGCTGGACGAAAAGGTTCTTCCGAAGGCTGAGGTCAAGGAAGAAGTGAAGGCTACGAATGAGGATGAAATCGCTTTCTAATTGACATTGGGCATAGCCTAGTGTATAATAGCAGATACTATGGTAGACAACCGCGCCATAGTATCTGTTCCAACAAAGCGGTTATTTTATTATGGAGTTATTGAATGTCTCAACTGTCTAAGGTCGCTAAGGTTCTCCGTCAGAACACCAAGGGTGCTGGCATCACTGTTGCCCAGATCGCTCGTCTGGCCGGTGTTCCGAAGACCAGCGTTTCCAAGCGTGTGTATGACCTACGCACCCTTGAAGGCAAGACCATCTATAGCAACTACCGTACTGTTAACGGTAAGCGCAAGATGTTTTATCGTTTTGCTGCCTAATTAACGATACGGAGTGGGAGTGATACTATATACTAGTATCCTTCCCACTTTTTTTATTATGGAGTACCCGCATGGAATTATCAATCAAAGTTGAAGACCTAAGAAAGAACAAGTTGTTCATTGCCACACCAATGTATGGCGGTGTCAATCATGGTCTTTACATGAAGGCTTGTCTTGATCTTCAAGCACTATGTTTTCAATACGGAATTGAAAATCGTTTTTCATTCCTATTCAACGAATCTCTAATTACTCGCGCAAGAAATTATCTCGTAGATGAATTCTTGCGTTCTGGTTATACACACTTACTCTTTATCGATTCCGATATTCATTTTGAACCGCAAGACATTCTTGCAATGTTGGCCTTAGACAAGGACGTTATTGGCGCTCCTTATCCAAAGAAGGCTATCAACTGGAAGAATATTGCAACAGCTATGGTCAAGAATCCCACAATCAGTCCGGGAGAACTTGAAAATCTTGTTGGCGATTATGTCTTCAATCCTGTTCCAGGAACAAATCAGTTCAGTGTAAGAGAGCCTCTTGAAGTTCTTGAACTTGGTACTGGTTACATGATGGTCAAGAGAGAAGTTTTTGATAAGTTTAGACAAGCTTATCCTAAGCAGAACTATAAGCCTGATCATATTGGTCAAGTTAACTTCGATGGCACACGTTACATTCACGCATACTTTGATACTGTTATGGATAATGGTTACACTTACGATGACCTTTACTCTCTCGTATTGAAGGCTTCAAATGGTGAAGATGTAAGTGAGGCTGGTAAGAAGTTTATGGAAGCAGAGAAGACAGCCTCTCACCGCTATCTCTCGGAAGATTATATGTTCTGTCAGTATTGGAGAAAGATGGGCGGTCAGATTTGGTTATGCCCTTGGATGAAGACACAGCATGTCGGCTCTTATGCTTTCACAGGTAATATGCAATCAATCGCTAATCATACAGGAAATCTATAATGATCATTGGTGTTATAGGATTCATCGGTTCAGGTAAAGGAACTGCTGCTGATGTTCTAGTTGAGAAACACGGCTTCGTAAAGCTTTCATTTGCGGATGCTGTTAAGGACGCTACTGCTGCCATCTTCGGATGGCAGCGGTCTCTCCTCGAAGGTGATACTCTAGAGAGCAGAGAGTTTCGTGAGACGAATGATGAATGGTGGGCAAATCGTTTTGGTTTTGAACATTTTTCTCCTCGTCTTGCTCTACAGTTGATGGGTACGGAAGCTGGTCGTAATGTATTTCATAAAGATGTTTGGGTCTATGCTCTTGAGCGTAAGATGGAAATGTACCAGAATGTTGTAATCGCAGATGTTCGTTTTCCAAATGAGATAGAATGGATGCGTAGCAAGGGTGGCTTTGCTGTTCGTGTCGTGCGCGGACATGATCCTGGTTGGTATAATGATGCTGTCCGAGCTAACAAAGAAAAGAATACTGATTATATGTCGGGTCATACAATCCATTATTCGGAATGGGCATGGGCAGGTGAGATTATGGATTATCAGCTTGATAACAATGGAAGCATTTCCATGCTTGAAGCTGATATCGGTCACATGCTAAAAGTCTTTACAGGCCCGCAAAAGTCTGCTATACTAGCAGCGTAAACTAAAAACACTGGAGATTATATTATGAAGATTAGTGAAAACACCCTGAGTGTATTGAAGAACTTTTCTGCAATCAATTCCGGGCTTGTCTTGCAGAAGGGAAATGTCCAGAAGACAATTTCTCCTGAGAAGTCCATTCTTGTTGAAGTTGAAATAGAGGATGCTATTCCTGGGCAGTTCGGTATCTATGATCTCAATCAGTTCCTTGGTAATGTTTCTACTCTTGGAAATCCTGATCTGAGCTTTACTGAAAATGCTGTTATGATGAATGATGGCGATATCGCATTCAACTATTATTCATGTTCGCCTAACCTTATCGTTTCTCCTCCTGATAAGGAATTGAAGTTGAAGCAAACTGATGTTAGCTTCGCTTTGACGAATGCTATTCTATCAAAGCTCCTTCGTCTTGCTTCAATGAACAATCTTACTCATCTCTCAGTTGTTGGTAAGAATGGAGAGATCCGCTTGCAGACACATGAGAAGGCCAATGATACTTCAAACTCCGCTTCATTCAAGTTGAATGATTATAAGGGTGCTGATTTCATCGCATCGTTTAAGGTCGAGAACATCAAGCTTGTTCCTGGTGACTATGATGTAGAAATTCAGCTTGGAGCATTTGCCAAGTTCACTGCTACAAGTGGCGCATTCAAGGACAAGATTAAGTATTTCATCGCATTGGAGACAAAGTAATATGGCTGGTATCGGACACAATAAGCCTTTCGTGAGTATCAATTCTCTCACTGAAACTCAGAAGACAGACTTGAAGAATGCTATCCGTGAAATGAATGATAGCATGACGCGCGTAGCCTCTGAGCGTGACTTCCAGAAGAGCGCATTGGATGGCGCTGTTGATAAGACTGGTGTAGACAAGAAGATCATTCGCCGTATGGCCAAGGCCTACTTCAAGTCCAACTATAACGAAGAGCAGGAAGAGAACCGTCAGTTCGAAGAATTCTATGACGCTGTGATGAAGTAATGGTAGGTTATAGTTATAAACCTTCCGATTATGTAGCTGATGCTAACAGCGTTTATTTTACCGCTGTTAGCAGTATGCCGAAGCGGTCTGATTGGCAATGCTATCTCTTTGGTGATGCAGATCGTCCTGGTCCTGGTTCTGTTGTCTTAGTTCCTGTTGAGGGTAATGAGCCCAATTGGTTCCATCGAAAGATGCAAGAACTTTGCTTTGGTTTCAAATGGAGAAAGTCTAAGTAATGGCAAAAGATGTGATCGCAAGAATGGAAGAACTCATGAGGCCTATTGACAGGCAGATCATGATGTGCGATAATGCAGAAGATGTATTGATGTTGGCTTCCAGCATGATGATTACTGCCAAGATGATTTATATTCAGCAGCTTGGTGGTGAAGGCGCTAAATTCCTAATTCAGAAAATGGTGAATGAAATTGACGAACGAATCCTTCCTGTGGGTCGAGAAGTACCGCCCGAAAACTATTGAAGATTGTATTCTTCCTGATCGCTTGAAGAAGCCGTTTCAGGAATATGTAGAGAAGCAAGAAATTCCAAATCTCATGTTAACTGGTTCTGCGGGTGTCGGTAAGACAACCGTAGCGAAAGCAATGTGTGATGAGATTGGTATCCCTTCT